CCTTAGAGCAGGCCTACAGGTCTACATCAAGTAAATGGCTAATGTCGCGCCAATCAACACAAGAAGTTCGCTTAGCTCCTTGAATTGCCTCGATGAAGGACGCTTCCATGTCCTTGACCGTTTGACCATACCTTTTGAAAAAGAATAGCTCGGTATCGCTTGTAACACTGTGATACTCGACCGCGAAGCTCTTGTAGATACTCCGGGCGTCATTGTATATTTCGGTCTTTGCCTTCCCCAGCAGATCCAGGCAGTACTTGACATACTTCCGCAACACGGGAACGAACCCGCACTGCATCTTCATGCCCAACAACATACCCTTCACTTGTGGTTCTGTTAACTCCTTAAGGCCCCAACCCATCTTCGGCAGCATGCGTCCTGGTTTGGGACCCAACACGTAACCACCTTCGACTGGCCAGAACAAAGAAGAACAAAATTCGACCTCGTGCCACTCAGTTGAGATCTTTGCCTTGACACTAAATCCCAACGAACGATTAAATTGATTAACATCACTCAACATGCGCGTTTTTGTCTCTTCACTCAAGCCGGATAACCGCAAGACAATTAGTGAGTCATCTCCCATGACCAACACCTTAGCCTTCAACAGTACTCCCTGCGAGTCCAGAAACGCCTCAACCTTCAAGCCATTCCACAACGAGTTGCCGCATGAAGTATCGGGCTGTCCAGAACCAACCGTGTACTTCACCTTCCAGCGAACTCCCTTAGGGGAAAAGCCCCGTTTGGTCTTTTGGCCAACGTACGCTTCTTTGGCAAGTGGCCATTCTTCGATCCCAAATGTTTCATAAAATGACATCTTGGTGTCGTAAGACCTCTTACCCATGTGAGCATCATACCGCGTCTCATCTAATTCAATTATAATTACATCTTCGTCGCCAAATTGACCGCGCCAGGCACCTAGCTCCTCGGCAGTCATACCAGCCGCGTACGTTATGTTCGCGTGCGGGTGCCACTCTTCTTGCAACCGCTTGCTGAATTGAAAGAAGAATGGCCCGGTCACGACATTTGCTGCCGCGGTTGGGCTCTGAATCCACCTTGGATCGAAATCCTGGTGGTCAGGTCCACCTTTCAAAGTCAGTTCGCGCTTGACGAAACCGTCGAACACAAGATCACCATCAACTAAGTAGCCTCTCTCTCGGATTCTTTGGTAAGTCAAAGCTTGCTGCTTGGCTTTAGCCATCGGAAATCGTGAGTTCCACACTTGAAACTTAGCGTCCACGACCTCCGGTGTAATTATTTGGTTGTTAGTAAACTTAGGCAACCAACGCTCAATGGCCTTCATCAGAAAGCTCATCGCCGTAGTTGCCCCCTCTTCACTCACAACAGCCACCTTGACATTTCCGATCACCAGTTCAAACGGTTCTGGGACCTTCATCAGGGCACGGTTGTTCACCGACACGACCTCGTTGTTAGCTGAGGCGTACGGCACGAGCGGAATGTAATTAGAAAACGTAATTGCATTCGGGTAAAACTGGGGCTTGTCTTCGATCTTGTCCCGGGAAGCGAACTTGATCTGAGACCCCGCCCTGCGTGGTACCAAAGGCCGGTTGCACTCTACTCCCGGCAGACCTTTCGGCCAACCGATCTTCGCATCGAACATCACACTAGGTACGCTTGCACGCGTCTCGTTGTATGTTTCCACAGTGAGATTAGGTCCGGCGCTCTTAGCGCAGCAGACAAAAACCTCGAGGTCGAGCTCCATTACTCGCCTCAAATTCTCAAACGCTCTCATCCACCGAGGTTGCAACAATGCACTGAAAGCAGCTATTTCACCGTCAATGGAGACAATGAATGCTAAAGCGCTTCCGTACACGATTGTGTCGGTTGCCACGGCTGGTGGTAAATTCATCTTACGCACTTGGCTCCGAAACTCTGCTATCACAGCCTTCAACAAGTTTCGATCACGGTTGTACCCAATGAACTTATTAGCCACGGTATGGACGAGGTCCTTAGGGATAAGAACTTGTTTTCCACCAGTGTCCCGGATGATTGATACTCCACACACACTCGAGATCTTACATGTTGCAATGTTCAAAAATTCCAACACGGGCCGAAAGTTATCCTGGTCCCCATAACCCAACAAACCCTCAACCTCTCCATAGTGGTGCGCCTGACTCAATGACTCCACGAGACCCATAGTTTTAACATGGCCCTTGGTTAGTCCGTTTGGTGCCGGTGCAAACTTGTACATCCACGAGTCTCCCACTCGCTTACCAGTCCAAGCCATAGCACGGCCGCGCGACTCGTAGTAGCCAGAGGCCAACCAAAAGCACGCGTCGTGGGTGTACGGAACAGAATTGCCCCTCACAGTCATCGACACCCAAACACTATCCCCCTTCGGATAACACTCAAACTTCGATTCATAGTCACCATCTGCCCCATGGAAATGACCATAGAGCTGGCGGAATTCATGAACCACAGCGTAAAGACGCTTAGCGTTCGAGCGATAGACGTGTTCCAACACCTCATCCGGAGTAAGGTAGTACAACGAGTGCACAGCCATGTACACGTCCGGCACCGGCGCGACACAATCAAGAGATCGGTCGCCACAATAATTG